CAAACAAGTATTCAAAAGCAGAGGTACGTATTGTTATTCATACAGGACAATTAGATGGATATAAATTTGAAGAAATATACACAAATCGTATTCAAAAGTTTTGTGCAGTATTTTTAAAAATTCTTAATGAAATAAATGGTGCATCTGATCATGGTGCAACATTTAGTAGAATTAAAATTTATGGTGCATTACCTGCTTTGGGATCATGTCATGATATAGAAATACCATTTATTTACAATAAAAATTCAAACAAATTTTATCAGAAAAGTAATGATTATACTTTTGATGCAATAGAAAATGATGAAGAAATAGAAGAAGCCGCATAAATTCAGTTTTGGTCTTGACGTATTGTAGTAATTATGGTACTATAATAGTATAGTTGTATTTTTATAATTTAACAAGGAGCAATAAATGTCACAAGCACAAAAAGTAATAAATTTTTTAAGTGATGGTCGTGAAGCAACAACAAAACAACTGGCTGCAAGATTTAGACTCGCTAACGTAGGTGCTGTTATTGATAGTGCAAGAAAAACACTTGCAGAAAGTGGTATGTACATCTATAACAATAGAGTGAAAAACTCTAAAGGTGAATCTATTCGTAGATATCGAATGGGTAAAATTAGTGCAAGTCTAGCGGCTGCAGCTGCGGCTTAACCTTCCTTGTCTTTGTTGCCTCTTGTCTTTCTGATGAGAGGCAACTTTTTTCTAAAGGATTTATATTATGCAAATTTCAAAAGATACGATTGATATATTGAAAAACTTTTCTGAAATAAATCAGAACCTTCTTGTCAAAGAAGGCAACACACTTTCCACAATTTCTGTAATGAAAAACATTCTTGCAGATGCAGAGATAACAGAAAGCTTTCCAAGAGAATTTGGTCTATATGATTTAAATGATTTTCTTGCAAAGGCTTCGATACATGATGATTGTGAAGTAGATTTTGATGAAGTAAAAGTTTCTTTCACAGGTAAAAATAGTAAAGGTACAAAAGGTAAAGCTCATTATGCTGATCCGTCTGTTTTAGTATATCCAAAACAAAGTATTTCTTTTCCTGAAGCAGTAATTGAATTTGAATTGAAAGAAAAAGATTTTCAATGGATTAAAAAGGCATCAGCGATTACAGGTCTCCCAGACTTAGTTCTTCAGAGTGATGGTGATGTAGTGAAGTTAATTGCTACTGAAAAACAAAATGATACCTCTGATGATCAAGAACTCATAATAGGTGATGGTAACGGCAAAAAGTATGTTATGGCTTTTAAAGCAGAGAATATAAAAATACTTTCTGGTGATTATACTGTTTTTATTGCCGAACAAAAGATATCAAAGTTTGTTCATAAAACTAAAAATATTGTATATCATATTGCATTAGAACCAGACTCTACTTATGAGGGATAAATTATGGTTGAAGAACGTGAAGATTTTCTGTGGGTTGAGAAGTATCGACCTGCCACAATAGAAGATTGTGTTTTACCTAAAGATATAAAACAAACATTTCTAGACATAATCGAAAAAAATGACATACCAAACTTACTTCTATCTGGTCCTGCAGGTGTAGGTAAGACTACTGTTGCAAAGGCTCTTTGCGAACACCTGAACTGCGATTACATTATGATCAATGGTTCTGATGAATCCGGCATTGATGTATTGCGAACAAAGATAAAGAACTTTGCATCAACAGTTAGTCTAAGTGGTGGTTCAAAAATAGTCATACTTGATGAAGCAGATTATTTGAATCCACAATCAACACAGCCTGCCTTGCGTTCTTTTATAGAAGAATTTTCTGGCAACTGTCGTTTCATTATGACTTGTAACTACAAGAACAAGATTATTTCCCCTCTACATTCTCGGTGTAGTGTAATAGATTTTCGTCTACCGAAAACAGAGAAAGAAACTATCGCAGAAACATTCTTTAATCGAATTAAGTTTATTCTTGATGAAGAAAACATAAAATATGAAGAACAGGTGATTGTAGAAGTTATTATGAAACACTTTCCTGATTTCCGTAGAACACTCAACGAATTACAAAAGTATAGTTTGAATGGTGATATTGATATCGGTATTCTTTCTCAAGTAGCAGAAATCAATATCCATACTCTTATGAAGTTTTTAAAAAAGAAAGAGTTTGAAAATATGCGTAAATGGGTCGTAGAAAACATGGATAATGATCCTTCTATGATATTCCGAAAACTATACGATTCTTTTTATGAATATGTCGAACCTACATCTATTTCAGAATGTGTTGTTGTTTTAGGCGAGTATCAATATAAGGCTGCTTTCGTAGCAGATGCAGAGATTAATATTGTATCGTGTTTAACAGAAATAATGATGAGGTGTGATTTTAAATAAGGACTATATTATGAAACTAGGTGATTATTTAAAAGCGATTAACTACACAAAAGAAAAACTAATGGATACAGAAGATGAAAGTGTAGAGAAAGAATATCCTGCATTTGTTGTTAATCGTTGTTTGAGTTATTTTGTAGATACCATTGCACTTGCAAACGAAATGAACAAAAGACCACTTTTACCGAACAAACTCCAGTTCGATTTTTTACTAAATATAGTAAGAAGCAGAAAGCGTTTCAAAAAATGGGACAAGTCAGAAAGTCCTGAAAACTTAGAAACGGTGAAAGAATATTATGGGTACAGTAATGAGAAAGCACAATCTGCTTTAGATATTCTTTCAGATAATGAACTTACTTATATGCGTAGAAGAATTGAAAGGGGTGGATAGAAAATGAATGAGAATATCGAATGGAGTCCCGATGAAATGGTTGAAGTGGGTTTGCGAGATCCACAGGACTTCTTGAAAGTCAAAGAAACACTAACAAGAATTGGAGTATCTTCTCGTAGAGAAAAAAAGTTATTTCAGTCTTGTCATATCTTACATAAACAAGGCAAGTATTACATTGTCCATTTTAAAGAACTTTTTGCGTTGGATAAAAAACCAACGAACTTTTCTGAGAACGACCTTGCAAGAAGAAACACAATCACGAACTTACTTGCAGAGTGGGGATTGGTGGATATTGTAAGTCCCGAGGTAACAGCAGACCCAGCCGCACCATTGAGTCAAATCAAAATTTTGGCTTATGGTGAAAAAGACGAATGGGAACTTTGCCCGAAGTATAACATTGGCAGAAAAAAGAAAGAATAAAATTTCAATCCGACCGAGGGTCATTGGAGAATATCTCTTAATAATAAAGTAGTATTGATGTTCTTTGCGGCTATAGACGCTCCAATAGGGAAAGGCATCTTGAGTTATATTCAAGATTCGTAGGGAGAACATTGACGATAAGTCGTGTTTAGTGTAGGTCGGTTCCTTTTTTTTCAATTACAATTAATGGAGGGTTATACGAATGGCTTGGCTTCCGTCACTCAAGTACTACAAGTTACACCCAGATGTTCCTTCACCTAACTTTAAAACAGAAGGAGCAGCTTGTTTTGATGTATCTGCATTTTTGACAGCTGAAAATCAATTAACAGCATATACAGTCGATAATAAAAAAACAAAATTTCATTGTAAGAGAGATACATATTTACAATGGTCAAGTGAATCATACAAACCTTATATAAATGTACCTTATGGTTCTAGAGTATTAGTGCCAACAGGATTAATTTTTGATATACCAGAAGAATACTATTTGAAAGTATATACACGCTCAAGTAGTCCACTCAAGAATGGTTTAATGTTAGCAAACTCAACAGGTATTATTGATTCTGATTATATACATGAACTATTTTTAATGTTGACGAATGTTCATAGTAATCGTTCTGTTAGAATAAATCATTTAGATAGATTATGTCAAGTTGAAATGAGAAGAAAACAAACTTACAATCTTGTAGAAACAGATAAAAAACCAGAACAGAAAACAGATAGAACAGGTGGATTTGGTTCTACAGATAAAATGAGTGATGGTATATATCAACCACATTTAATTGATCCAAAACTATTTGAACAACAAACTTCTGTATTTAAACATAAACATAGGATAGTACCTAGATAAAACTGATAGAGGATTTTTATAGAATGAAGTATAAACCATATTTTCTTGAAGATGTAAAATCTTCTGCTGAAAGAAAACTGTTTACAGTTATATCTACATTTGCTGGTGGTGGGGGTTCTTCTACTGGTTATAAACTTGCAGGTGGTGAGATTCTTGCTGTAAATGAATTTGTTGATGCAGCCTTAGAAACATATCATGCAAACTATCCAAACACACCTTCTCTTACTGGTGATATAAAAGATTTAACAGGTCAAGACTTTCTTGATTTAACAGGACTGAAAAAAGGCGAACTTGATTTATTAGACGGTTCGCCACCATGTTCTGCATTTAGTATTTCTGGTTCAAGAGAAAAAGGTTGGGACAAAGAAAAGAAATATAGTGAAGATAAGAAAGTAAGTAAGGTAGAAGATTTGTTTTTTGAATATATTCGTATTGCAAAAGATATACAACCAAAAGTATTTGTTGGTGAGAATGTAAATGCTATTATGTTTGGTAAAGCAAAAGAATATTATAATCGTATTATTAACTCAATGGATAATGCTGGTTATACTACAATCGGTGATGTATTAAATGCAGCCGATTTTGGCACACCACAAAATAGAAGAAGGTGTTTTTTTGTTGCGATACGAAATGATATACTTGAAAAAACAGATTTAATCTCTATGACACTATCAAGTGCTATCTATCCTCAACCAACATACAAAGAACCTGTTACGATATACGAAGCAATACATGATTTAAAAACAGATGAAACAGAAGAACAAGAACTATTTGATGCAATAGAAAATGGTTTTCTTTCCAAATGGTTGCCGCAGTTAAACGAAAAATATGGAGTAAATCTAAAAGACAAACCAAAAAAAGGTTCAGATGTTCACCCTACAGGCTCATTATTTAATCTAGTTCGACCTGCGATTAATTTACCAAGTCCTACAGTTACACAAATGGGCCAACAGAAAAATGTTTCTGGTGTATTGCATTATGAAAAAGATAGAAAACTATCTAGTATAGAACTAAAAAGAATACAGGGTTTACCAGAAGATTATATATTGACTGGAACATTTAATCAAAAAGCAGAGAGAATATGTAGAATGGTTGCACCTCAATGCCTTGAAGCACTTGCCAGTTCAATATATAAAAATATTTTCTCTTAATGCTGTATAAATAGTAGTATCACGGAGTTGCCTATTTTAGGAACTTCATTCATTAACCTTGCTTCATAGAAGGAGGAAACCTCATGAACGCAAACCTTATTCGTTTCACCTCAGCAGATTTTGATCCATTTCGTAAGATGTCCGTTGGTTTTGATAGAGTATTTGACCAACTCACAAACGGTTCTCATTGGGAATCACCATCTTACCCACCGTACAATATTGTAAAGGTCGATAGATATAATCATATCATAGAGTTGGCTGTAGCAGGTTTTAAAAAGTCTGAACTCGATATCGAACTAGAGAAAAACATTTTAACGATTAAAGGAGAAAGTGAATCCTCTGAAAAACAGAAACTTGTTCATCAAGGGATAGCATCACGATCTTTTCATAGACGTTTTAGTGTTTCTGATAATGTTGAAGTCCGTGGTGCTTCTTTAGAAGATGGTATACTTTCTATTCACATGGAAGAAGTTGTACCAGAAGAAGAAAAACCTAAAAAGATTAAAATAGGTGAAGTGATTGATGTAAAAGAAAAAGAGTTTCTAACTGGTTAATCATCTCTCACAGTAGAAACGGGGGAGTAGAGAAATCTGCTCCCCTTTATCATAAAGAAAGGAAAGATATGACTTTACGAAAACCGGATTGGACGAGATATCTCCGTGATCCTAGAGCCATGAAAGAATGTTACAAAATAGAAATGATAGATAGAAAGGCAAAGGGGTTACAAGAATATTCTTGGAGTGATTGGAAGAAAGAACATTATAAACGTATAAGATATTTTAAAGATTATGCTCGACACGCAGAACAACATTTAGAATTTAACTTTGGTGAAAATCCTTGGTTAGATGTGGGCGGTAGTGGATAAGGATACAACCAATAGAAGGAAAATGATAATG